ATGCTGGAACAAATGGGCATTGCCGCGAAGCAAGCCTCGTATAAATTAGCGCAACTCTCCAGCCGCGAAAAAAATCGCGTACTGGAAAAAATAGCCGATGAACTGGAAGCACAAAGCGAAATCATCCTCAACGCTAACGCGCAGGATGTTGCTGACGCGCGTGCCAACGGCCTTAGCGAAGCGATGCTTGACCGTCTGGCACTGACGCCCGCACGGCTGAAAGGCATTGCCGACGATGTGCGCCAGGTGTGTAACCTCGCCGATCCGGTGGGGCAGGTAATCGATGGCGGCGTACTGGACAGCGGCCTGCGTCTTGAGCGTCGTCGCGTACCGCTGGGGGTTATTGGCGTGATTTATGAAGCGCGCCCGAACGTGACGGTTGATGTCGCTTCGCTGTGCCTGAAAACCGGTAATGCGGTGATCCTGCGCGGTGGCAAAGAAACGTGTCGCACTAACGCTGCAACGGTGGCGGTGATTCAGGACGCCCTGAAATCCTGCGGCTTACCGGCGGGTGCCGTGCAGGCGATTGATAATCCTGACCGTGCGCTGGTCAGTGAAATGCTGCGTATGGATAAATACATCGACATGCTGATCCCGCGTGGTGGCGCTGGTTTGCATAAACTGTGCCGTGAACAGTCGACAATCCCGGTGATCACAGGTGGTATAGGCGTATGCCATATTTACGTTGATGAAAGTGTAGAGATCGCTGAAGCATTAAAAGTGATCGTCAACGCGAAAACTCAGCGTCCGAGCACATGTAATACGGTTGAAACGTTGCTGGTGAATAAAAACATCGCCGATAGCTTCCTGCCCGCATTAAGCAAACAAATGGCGGAAAGCGGCGTGACATTACACGCAGATGCAGCTGCACTGGCGCAGTTGCAGGCAGGCCCTGCGAAGGTGGTTGCTGTTAAAGCCGAAGAGTATGACGATGAGTTTCTGTCATTAGATTTGAACGTCAAAATCGTCAGCGATCTTGACGATGCCATCGCCCATATTCGTGAACACGGCACACAACACTCCGATGCGATCCTGACCCGCGATATGCGCAACGCCCAGCGTTTTGTTAACGAAGTGGATTCGTCCGCTGTTTACGTTAACGCCTCTACGCGTTTTACCGACGGCGGCCAGTTTGGTCTGGGTGCGGAAGTGGCGGTAAGCACACAAAAACTCCACGCGCGTGGCCCAATGGGGCTGGAAGCACTGACCACTTACAAGTGGATCGGCATTGGTGATTACACCATTCGTGCGTAAATAAAACCGGGTGATGCAAAAGTAGCCATTTGATTCACAAGGCCATTGACGCATCGCCCGGTTAGTTTTAACCTTGTCCACCGTGATTCACGTTCGTGAACATGTCCTTTCAGGGCCGATATAGCTCAGTTGGTAGAGCAGCGCATTCGTAATGCGAAGGTCGTAGGTTCGACTCCTATTATCGGCACCATTTAAATCAATAAGTTACACATCATTAGTACCTTCCTTATTTTTTGACTGGGACAAATTTGGGACCGATGGGTTCAGGATCGAGTCTATTTGCCGTGCGTGTTCGGTAAGGTGATTAGGTGCAAGGTGAGCATATCGACGAACCATTTCGATAGACTCCCAGCCTCCCATTTCCTGTAACACTGACAACGGGACTCCGGCTTGAACCAGCCAACTTGCCCAGGTGTGTCTCAAGTCGTGAAATCTGAAATCATCAATACCAGCCCGTCTCAGAGCCGCTTTCCAGGCTGTGTTTGCGTCATACCGCATCTTCCTTACTGTTGGCGCTTTCGTTCCGTCTGGTTTGGTACAGCTTTCCTTGTACACAAATACCCAACGGTGATGATTACCGATTTGTTTTTTCAATACGCGACATGCAGTATCATTCAGCGCAACGCCAATTGCGCGGTTTGATTTACTCTCTTCCGGGTTTATCCATGCCACCCGGCGCTGCATATCTATTTGTTGCCATTCAAGGTTGATGATGTTCGAGCGTCTTAAGCCTGTTGCCAGTGCAAATTCAACAACAGACTTTAATGGCTCCGGACATTCATCAATCAGCCTTTGTGCTTCATGGGGCTCCAGCCAGCGGATCCGTTTATTCTTTGGTTGAGGCACTTTAATAATTGGTGCCTTATCGAGCATTTTCCATTCACGCTCTGCGGCTCTTAGCAGGGCCTTTATAAATGAAAGATGCGTAGCCTTCGTTGCAACGGACGCTGGTTTTGGCGTGTATTCTGGAACAGGTTTCCCTTTTTTTCTGCATGCTTCTGCCCTGAGTTTCCAGTTTTCCTCATGACGCCGGTTCGTCATTTTCTGCATTGCTGAATAAATTTTTGATTCAGTAATGTCTCTTAGTTGCATTCCTGCGAAATGTTGAAGCCAGAATCCGATCCGGCTTTTGTCATCGTCCAGTGATTTCTTATGTGCTTTCTCTTCGAGCCACCTGACACACGCTTCCTCAAACGTCATATCAGGTATTTCACCAAGTTTGCTGACCCGCCATGCTTCAGCCTTTAGCTTGTCATGGAGCTCTGTCGCCTGCCTTTTGTCCTTTGTTCCAAGAGACTGTTTAAATCTTTTACCGTTCGGCAATGTGAAACTGGCGTACCATATTTCACTTCTGCGGAAGAGTGACATTTTCTTTCCTCTGTTATGCCATCACCCGCGCTCACCTTGATAGTATGCAGCGGAGACTGAAGCGCCGCAATGCAGGCTTGTCGCGTTGTGAGGTAAGGAGATTTTGGTTTAGTGGGGTCTTTGCGTGTTGCCTGTAGGCGGCCTGTTCGTATCCAGTTGGTGGCGGTTGGTCTGGATATCTTAAGAAACTGACAGGCCTCATCGAGTGTGAGGCTGTATGATTCCATGGTTACCTCTGCTTTTTGAACGCATGTCACGTAACTTCTTAATGTGTTCTGCCGTTTCGATCTCTTCTGCTATCCGATCTGCATCAGCTTTATTCACAGGTTCAAAGTCATGATTAAAGCGGAACATGCTGGCGATACATGTTCTGCCTTTTCGGATGTAGTGAACTTTGTTGTGGGTAGAACGCAGGATTTTGCAGGGAGTGCCGTGGTGGTCGACGTACCAGGTGTTAGGCAAAATGATTCTGAACATTTTTACACCTCAGTTGGACGATGTTGAAATTTGCTGCTTTGAGGCCATCACAATCCCCATTGTTTGTTCTTAAGTTCGATCTCCTCCTGGCAACTTGCACAAGTCCGACAACCCTGAACGGCCAGGCGTCTTCGTTCATCTATGGGATCGCCACACTCACAACAATGAGTGGCAGATATAACCTGGTGGTTCAGACGACGCATTTTTATTGCTGTATTGCGCTGTAATTCTTCGATTTCTGATGCTGAATCAATGATGTCTGCCATCTTCCATTAATCCCTGAATTGTTGGTTAATACGCTTGAGGGTGAATGCGAATAATAAAAAAGGAGCCTGTAGCTCCCTGATGATTTTGCTTTTCATGTTCATCGCTCCTTAAAGACGCCGTTTAACATGCCGATCGCCAGGCTTAAATGAGTCGGTGTGAATCCCATCAGCGTTACCGTTTCGCGGTGCTTCTTCAGTACGCTACGGCAAATGTCATCGACGTTTTTATCCGGAAACTGCTGTCTGGCTTTTTTGATTTCAGAATTAGCCTGACGGGCTATGCTGCGAAGGGCGTTTTCCTGCTGAGGTGTCATTGAACAAGTCCCATGTCGGCAAGCATAAGCACACAGAATATGAAGCCCGCTGCCAGAAAAATGCATTCCGTGGTTGTCATGCAGCCTCCCGACGGGCAAGAATCCTTGAGCCGAACGCCATCAACTCTCCACGATCAACGGTCGTAAAGTGGCAGTGTGTACGGGGGTATGGGTGCCAGATAATGAGCATCGAGCCTTTATTATTTCCACTGACGTGTTTCCCGGTGAGTGGGTTAATAAATGCCAGTCGTCCTGCCGTGATGAATCTGACCTCACTGGCGGTTTGTATCGCTTCATGAAACCATCCGACAGATGTGTCAGCAGGTAATAACATTACACATCCCACACTGCTGAATTTGTTTTCAGTGGCTGCCTTTTTCACAAAAGGGGAAATATTGCTGTATGGTGGATTCAACCAGACATAACCAGAGGCATATCCCATTGCTTCAGGCCATGAAGTGGTTAATGTGTTCTGCTCCTGTGAGATAAAAAGCCGACATAGTCGGTTTTTTTCGCTGGCGGCAGCATCAAGTTGAAAAACGAACTCTGCATTAAGCGCAGCAAAAATCTCTGGTGGTGTGCGCCAGCTGTCGCGATGTTCGGCAGGAGTATTGCTTCCGGTGAAATCAGTCATACAGCTCCCCGTTTATTATTTATCTCCTCAGCCAGCCGCTGTGCTTTCAGGGGATTTCGGATAACAGAAAGGCCGGGAAATACCCAGCCTCGCTTCGTAACGGAGTAGACGAAAGTGATCGTGCCTACGCGGATATTATCGTGAGGATGTTTCATCGCCATTGCTCCCCAAATACAAAACCAATTTCAGCCAGTGCCTCGTCCATTTTTTCGATGAACTCCGGCACCATCTCGTCAAAACTCGCTATATACTTTTCATTCCGCTCAATCACGACATAATGCAGGCCTTCACGCTTCATTCGTGGGTCATAGTTGGCAAAGTACCAGGCATCTTTTCGCGTCACCCACATGCTGTACTGCACCTGGGCCATGTAAGCCGATTTTATTGCCTCGAAACCACCGAGCCGGAATTTCATGAAATCCCGGGAGGTAAACGGGCATTTCAGTTCAAGGCCGTTGCCGTCACTGCATAAACCATCGGGAGAGCAGGCGGTGCGCATACTTTCGTCGCGATAGATGATCGGGGATTCAGTAACATTCACGCCGGAAGTAAACTCAAACAGGGCTCTGGCGTCGTTCTCGTACTGTTTTCCCCAGGCCAGTGCTTTAGCGTTAACTTCCGGAGCCACACCGGTGCAAACCTCGGCAAGCAGGGTGTGGAAGTAGGACATTTTCATGTCAGGCCACTTCTTTCCTGAGCGGGGCTTTGCTATCACGTTGTGAACTTCTGAAGCGGTGATGACGCCGAGCCGTAATTTGTGCCATGCATCATCCCCCTGTTCGACAGCTCTCACGTCGATCCCGGTACGCTGCAGGATAATGTCCGGTGTCATGCTGCCACCTTCTGCTCAGTGGCTTTCTGTTTCAGGAATCCGAGAGCTTTCACTGCTTCGACCTGTGTCAGTTCTGACGATGCGCGAATGTCGCGGCGAAATATCTGGGAACAGAGCGGCAATAAGTCGTCATCCCATGTTTTATCCAGGGCAATCAGCAGAGTGTTAATCTCCTGCATGGTTTCATCGTTAACCGGAGTGATGTCGCGTTCCGGCTGACGTTCTGCAGTGTATGCGGTATTTTCGACAATGCGCTCGGCTTCATCCTTGTCATAGATACCAGCAAATCCGAAGGCCAGACGGGCACACTGAATCATGGCTTTATGACGTAACATCCGTTTGGGATGCGACTGCCACGGCCCCGTGATTTCTCTGCCTTCGCGGGTTTTGAATGGTTCGCGGCGGCATTCATCCATCCACTCGGTAACGCAGATCGGATGATTGCGGTCCTTGCGGTAAATCCGGCATGTGCAGGATTCATTGTCCTGCTCAAAGTCCATACCATCAAACTGCTGGTTTTCATTGATGATGCGGGACCAGCCATCAACGCCCACCACCGGAACGATGCCGTTCTGCTTATCAGGGAAGGCGTAAATTTCTTTCGTCCACGGATTAAGGCCGTACTGGTTGGCGACGATCAACAATGCGATGAACTGCGCATCGCTGGCATCACCTTTAAATGCCGTCTGGCGAAGAGTGGTGATCAGTTCCTGTGGGTCGACAGAATCCATGCCGACACGTTCAGCCAGCTTCCCTGCCAGCGTTGCGAGTGCTGTACTCATCCGTTTTATACCTCTGAATCAATATCAACCTGGTGGTGAGCAATGGTTTCAACCATGTACCGGATGTGTTCTGCCATGCGCTCCTGAAACTCAACATCGTCATCAAACGCACGGGTAATGGCTTTTTTGCTGGCCCCGTGGCGTTGCAAATGATCGATGCATAGCGATTCAAACAGGTGCTGGGGCAGGCCTTTTTCCATGTCGTCTGCCAGTTCTGCCTCTTTCTCTTCACGGGCGATCTGCTGGTAGTGACGCGCCCAGCTCTGAGCCTCAAGACGATCCTGAATGTAATAAGCGTTCATGGCTGAACTCCTGAAAATATCGCCCGCGAAATGCCAGGCTGATTAGGAAAACAGGAAAGGGGATTAGTGATTGAGGCCGTTACCGCGTCCGTCGAGAAAAACTTCCACGAGCAAATCACGGGTATAAGTGCGCTCGATGCCGCGATGCAGATAAAGCCGTCCGCGTAAATTAGCTGATGCAGTCCAGGTACCATCTTTGTGTTTGACCAGCATTCCTGGCATGACCGCACCGCGATTAACGGTCTGCGTTCCGTAATGTTGATGAACCATAAAAACTCCTGCCCGTAAGCTGGGCTGCTGAACATATAGAGACTTCTGCGCGTATTCAGGCGGTGGATGGCCGCCGGTTGTCATAACTAAGCCGCCTCGTTGAAGCGACTGAGGTATAAAGTGTTGTGTTGATTTCAGCTGGTCACACCGACGTTCACGCGTCCGTTTCACCCCTCGCACTCCCCGAAGCCTGCTGAAATTCAAACTGCGGATCTAAGCGGTCATCGCAACGGTGAAACAGGTGGTTACCGTATCGTTGTGTCGTTGCGATGAATTTATTTAAAACTATAGTTGTTTTATCGTCAACAACAAAAGTTGTTTTGTCGGTTGTTTTAAATATAACTGGTTGTATTTAGGATGGATTTATTTTGTGACTTGCATCGCATAGCGATAACTGAAGTGAGGTGTGGTGGTTTTTTGGACGGTATGAGTTATGAGGGGGAGGAAAAGAAAACCCGGCGCGGTTGCCGGGTATGATTATCAGTCAGCCCAACCTGATTTCGAGTTTATTTGGGTTTCTGACATTGTGTATTTCTTAATCGTGTCATCGTTAAAAAGAATAGTAAGTTCTTTTTTCGTACCGTTCGTTCCATTATGGAATAATCCATAGAATGGAATAAAAGTGGTGCCATTAACTTTTACTTTTGCAAAGGCGTACTTCCAGATCTCGTTTCCACTGTCAGTATAGGAAACAGCATCAGGAGAACCAAAGTAAGATTTAACCTCATTCTTGGTTGTTTTACCTTCCTGAAGTTTAGACTGGACACTAATTTCAGTTTCATTTTTGAGTTGCTGGTTGCCTGAAGAAGCACACCCAGCCAATACAGATGCCATCATGGCAGCGATTAGGATTTTTCTCATTTTATGTTTCCATTCATTATAATCAGAAACATCTTAACATAATGATTCGAAATAAAAACCGCTACGAGATAGGGGGACATTTTGCTGACAGTAGCAACAAATCTCAGCTAACAACGAGAATATTTACTGAAATATGCAAACAGATTTGGCGTTCTTATAGAGAATTTAGTGCAATATCTAATCCGAGTGGTATAAACCTTAACCTTCGCTCCCTTAAGTCGTAGATAAATTAACCATGCTTCCTGTACGTCTGCGGCATGCTTCCAATGACCTTACCGAATATGAACACCCGGTTCATCTCGTCTTTCTCGATCGGGTCCCACGGCGAGTAGCTCTTGTTATCAGAGATAACCAGCAGCTTATCCTTCATCATTTGAAGACGTTTTACATGGGCAGTGTCGTCGTACAGAAACGCATAGATGCCATCACCGTCGAAAGATTTAACAGTGATATCAACGAACAGCAGGTCACCTGGTTCGATCGTCCCTGACATGCTGTCACCTCGCACGTTAATGATGCGGATATTTTCCGCCTTCCTGCCATCGAACATGTGACGAGCATCGTCAAACGAGTACTCAACCGAGCGTAGAACTTCTACAAACTCACGGTTGATTACACCTGGCCCGGCACTGACTTCTATATCAAGAACGTCAATTTTGAAGTATTTGGAATGGCTGACAGTTGATTGTATTGGTTGCACTGTACTGTCTGACATATTTCCAACGCCAGAAGATAACCATTCTGCGCGCACACCCAAAGCGTTCGCGATCTCCACGATTTTAGTTGTTTGGTTAGCTTTCCCTGTTTCGATTTTCTGAATAGCAGCCTGGCTAACCCCGACCAAATCCCCAAGCGCCTTTTGTGTAAGGCCTCGCGCTAATCTGGCTTCTTTAAGTCTTTCTGAGAGTGTTGTTTTCATAGATCAAATGTACAACCAAGGTTTTATTTCATCAAACGAAAATGGTTGTTGACTAAAAACAACCATAGTTTTAATCTTGATTCGGATTAACCACGGAGGTTGTTATGAACCCAGCAATCAAAACAGCGATCAATATCGTTGGTTCACAAAAGAAACTAGGCGATGCCTGCGAAGTTTCACAGCAGGCCGTCTATAAGTGGCTTCACAACAAAGCAAAGGTATCCCCTGAACATGTCGGCAGCATTGTTACGGCTACTGGTGGAGTTGTGAAGGCATACCAGATTCGCCCGGATCTTCCGAAGTTGTTTCCACACACCGAAAAGAACGCAGCTTAAATTTCCATTTCACGCTCTTTAACAATAAGCAATCAACTTAACAGTCAATTCAAACTAAAGGAGTCAATTATGCAACCACTTACATACCAACAGACTAGCGGATTTATTCCGACTGCGGTGATAAATCGTTCTCAAACAAAACAAGCTCCAGGCCACGAAAAAATCCGTGATGCCGTCCGCGCCTGGTCGGCTGTAGATAATCAGGATGTCGTTGCCGCACTCATTGTGAATGAGTATCGGGAGCAGGGCGACGGCACCATCGATTTCCCTGATGATGTCAGCCGTGCACGCCAGAAGCTGTTCCGCTTCCTCGATAACAAATTCGATTCTGAAAAATACCGAAATAACGTGCGTGAACTGACCCCGGCAATTCTGGCGGTACTACCGCTGGAATATCGCGGTTACCTGGTTGAGCAGGATAGCTTCATGACTCGGTTGGCTGAAATGGAAAAGGAACTCAGTGAGGCAAAACAGGCTGTCATTCTCAACGCACCACGCCACCAGAAACTGAAGGAGATGAGTGAAGGCATTGTGTCGATGTTTCGTGTGGACCCGGACCTGGCTGGTCCATTGATGGCGATGGTCACCACCATGCTGGGGGCAATATGACAGGTTCAGAAATGGCGAAAGCCGGTCTGCGCGAACAGAACCGACTTTCAGGTGCAAATCGTAACACACTCATTGCGGGAGGAATTATGGCAAACACTGCTGAGATATTCAATTTTCCAGTGCCGGATGTGGCACAAAAGGAGCCGCGCGTGGCAGATCTCGATGATGGTTATACGCGCATTGCAAATGAGTTGCTGGAAGCTGTGATGCTGGCCGGATTAACACAGCACCAGCTTCTGGTCTTCCTGGCTGTCATGCGCAAAACATATGGCTTTAATAAAAAACTGGATTGGGTGAGCAACGAGCAACTTTCCGAGTTGACCGGGATATTGCCGCACAAGTGTTCTGCTGCAAAAAGTGTTCTGGTAAAGCGTGGGATTTTTATTCAGAGCGGGCGGAATATCGGCATTAATAATGTGGTCAGTGAATGGTCAACATTACCCGAATCAGGTAAGAAAAATAAAGTTTACCTGAAAGAGGTAAATTTACCTGAATCAGGTAAGAAAAGTTTACCCAAATCAGGTAAAGGCGTTTACCCGAATCAGGTAAACACAAAAGACAAACTAACAAAAGACAATATAAAACCTTTTTCGTCCGAGAATTCTGGCGAATCCTCTGACCAACCAGAAAACGATCTTCCTGTGGAGAAACCAGATGTTGCAATTCAGAGCGGCAGCAGGTGGGGGACAGCAGAAGACCTGACCGCCGCAGAGTGGATGTTTGACATGGTGAAGACCATCGCGCCATCAGCCAGAAAACCGAATTTTGCAGGGTGGGCTAACGATATCCGCCTGATGCGTGAACGTGACGGACGTAACCACCGCGACATGTGCGTGCTGTTCCGCTGGGCATGCCAGGACAACTTCTGGTCCGGTAACGTGCTAAGTCCGGCCAAACTCCGCGACAAGTGGACCCAACTCGAAATCAACCGTAACAAGCAACAGGCCGGCGTGACAGCCGGAAAATCAAAACTCGACCTGACGAACACTGACTGGATTTATGGGGTGGATTTATGAAAAACATCGCCGCACAGATGGTTAACTTTGACCGTGAGCAGATGCGCCGGATAGCCAACAACATGCCGGAACAGTACGACGAAAAGCCGCAGGTACAGCAGGTAGCGCAGATCATCAACGGTGTGTTCAGCCAGTTACTGGCAACTTTCCCGGCGAGCCTGGCTAACCGTGACCAGAATGAACTGAACGAAATCCGCCGCCAGTGGGTTCTGGCTTTCCGGGAAAACGGGATCACCACAATGGAACAGGTTAACGCTGGAATGCGCGTAGCCCGTCGGCAGAATCGACCATTCCTGCCATCACCCGGGCAGTTTGTCGCCTGGTGCCGGGAAGAAGCATCTGTTAACGCCGGGCTGCCAAACGTCAGCGAGCTGGTTGATATGGTTTACGAGTATTGCCGGAAGCGTGGCCTGTATCCGGATGCAGAGTCTTATCCGTGGAAATCGAACGCGCATTACTGGTTGGTTACCAACTTGTACCAGAACATGCGGGCCAATGCGCTGACTGACGCGGAATTACGGCGCAAGGCTGCCGATGAACTGACCTGTATGACAGCGCGAATTAACCGTGGTGAGGCGATACCTGAACCAGTAAAACAACTTCCTGTCATGGGCGGTAGGCCTCTAAATCGTGCACAGGCTCTGGCGAAGATCGCAGAAATCAAAGCGAAGTTCGGACTGAAAGGAGCAACTGTATGACGGGCAAAGAGGCAATTATTCATTATCTGGAGACGCACAAGAGCTTCTGTGCGCCGGACGTTGCTGTGACAACAGGTGTGACATTAACCAGCATAAATCAGGCTGCGGCAAAAATGGCGCGGGCAGGAATCCTGGTCATTGATGGTAAGGTCTGGCGAACGTTTGTTTAACGGTTAGCTACTCAGGATGATAGGGCGGGGCAAGTGAGTATGAAGCGGATTTTCAGGAATGCCATCAGAGTTTGGAAATAAAGTGGGTTTTCTAGTGGCAAGAGACTTGATAATATTTAGTTCTTTGAATCCAAGGAGATAGGGTTATGAGAAAATTTATTTTAGCCTTTGTTATAAGTGCCTCGTTTACAGCAAATGCTGGTGTAGAGAAGTTAGGGCCGTGGATAACAAAGTCTGAGATAAATAAAATGACTGACCAGACTGACTTTGTGGCTCTTAATTTATCACCAGATTCATATAACAAAGCAGGTACTGATCGTGCAACTTCACTGGTGTTGCGTTGTAGTGATAACAAAACAGATGCCTATTTATCATTCAATGATTATATGGGTTCGGACAACCCAAGAATTACAGTGCGGTTAGATGGCGGAAAGCCGGTCAAGAGTGTTTGGGGAGGTGGGGAAGGCGGTGATTCTGCATTTGCTCCACAACCAATACAATTTATAAAGACCTTGGCTAAGCATAAAAAAGCTATTTTTGGGTTTGAACCTTATGGATCAACTATGCAAGTAGTTGAGTTTGACTTGTCTGAGATTGATAAGGTTGTGGAAAAAATTTCACAGTCTTGCAATTGGAAATGACAAAAAAATTTCATATGAACCCAGTTGGCGCTGGGTTTTTTATTTCAGTAGCCAATAATGCATTCAAAATCTCTTACTTGAGAAACGGCCTATTTGAGATTTCAGTCGTGGCAGGATGATCAGTTGATTCGAGTATTGACGCATTTGCGTTCGGAGCGATTACAGTAGATTGTAAATAATAATGAGAAACACATAGCCACATAGCCACCCCGTGGTATTGAAACCATATAATGTTGGATTTGAAAACAGATCTTTTCCCATGTATTAATAACTACATCCCCGCGAGTAATTCAAAAAGGAGGGCCCAATTTTGTCCGAGTTTTTGTATTCCCCCGCATGCCGCTGCGGAGCACTACATCTGAGTGTCTGACTAGGGGATAAAATTAGACTGGATAGTGAGAAGAAAGTGGCGCGCTAGGCTGTGCCGAGTGCTACCAGTACACCTTGGGGGTGTGCAGCTTTCGCCGAGACTGTAGTGGGTATCGGTTAATGCACGAAAAACCGAGAGGTCAGACAACCAATTTGCCGTAGGATTGTTTCCGGTGCGATACCGGTCTACTAACTGAAAGCAATGCGAAAAAGCATAAACTCGGTCCTTCAGTCGCCCTACACACTATTTACTAAGAAGGGCTGAAGCATGGATACAATTATTACATGGATGGGAGATCGTCTGTTGGGGGGACACAAAAATCCGATCTGCGGCAGATGGCGATCACTGGATTAACTTCCGCGATTTGTTCAACAATTTTGTACACTGAAAAATTAAAACATGGTGAGCCTATTAACCCAAACGAAGAAGAAAAACTTTATAGGCTTTGGTATGAAGGAAACGCTTGAAAGAATAAAGCACAATTAAAACCTTTGATTTGCGATAATCAACTTGCCATAATTAAGTAATCGGAGCCTGAACAACTCCGGTGACTTCTGCGCTAAACGGGGACGTTTATGCGCACATACAATCCAAACTATCTTCTCCTTTCACAGATGCAGAAATGCACCTGCAATTCTTTGCATCTAGCGTTTGACCTCTGCGGAGGTGAAGCGTGAACCTCCCACAAGACGGCATCAAATTACATCGCGGCAACTTCACCGCTATCGGCCAGCAGATCCAGCCTTATCTGGAGGAAGGCAAATGCTTTCGCATGGTGCTTAAACCGTGGCGCGAGAGACGCAGTCTTTCCCAGAATGCACTCAGCCACATGTGGTACAGCGAAATCAGTGAATACCTCATCAGCAGGGGTAAAACGTTCGCCACTCCAGCTTGGGTAAAAGATGCTCTCAAACACACATATCTCGGTTATGAAACCAAAGACCTGGTTGATGTCGTAACCGGTGATATCACCACTATCCAGTCGTTACGCCATACCTCCGATCTTGATACCGGAGAGATGTATGTCTTCCTGTGTAAGGTTGAAGCCTGGGCGATGAATATTGGTTGCCACCTGACTATTCCACAGAGCTGCGAGTTCCAGCTGCTGCGCGACAAGCAGGAGGCGTAATGGCTACACCGCTTATTCGTGTCATGAACGGACACATCTACAGAGTACCAAATCGTCGTAAGCGTAAACCTGAGCTGAAGCCATCCGAAATACCAACACTGCTCGGATATACCGCCAGCTTGGTTGATAAAAAATGGTTGCGACTGGCAGCAAGGAGGAGTCATGGCTGATTTGAGAAAAGCAGCGCGTGGTCGGGAATGCCAGGTAAGAATCCCTGGCGTATGTAATGGCAACCCTGAAACGTCTGTACTGGCACATATCCGGCTGACTGGATTGTGCGGCACCGGTACGAAACCGCCAGACCTGATTGCCACCATTGCATGTTCTGCCTGCCACGACGAAATCGACCGCCGCACGCATTTTGTTGACGCTGGATATGCAAAAGAATGCGCGCTGGAAGGTATGGCGAGAACACAGGTTATCTGGCTGAAAGAGGGGGTTATTAAGGCGTGAATACCTACAGCATCACATTACCCTGGCCTCCGAGCAATAATCGCTATTACCGCCATAATCGCGGGCGCACGCACGTCAGCGCAGAGGGGCAGGCATACCGCGATAACGTCGCCCGAATCATTAAAAACGCAATGCTGGATATCGGCCTGGCTATGCCTGTGAAAATCCGCATTGAGTGCCACATGCCGGATCGCCGTCGCCGTGACCTGGATAATCTGCAAAAAGCCGCTTTTGACGCACTCACTAAAGCAGGTTTCTGGCTGGATGATGCTCAGGTCGTTGATTACCGCGTTGTGAAGATGCCTGTTACCAAAGGTGGGAGGCTGGAACTGACCATCACCGAAATGGGGAATGAATGATGTTTGAGTTTAATATGGCAGAACTTCTTCGCCACCGCTGGGGGCGTCTGCGCTTATATCGTTTCCCCGGTTCTGTTTTGACCGATTACCGGATACTGAAGAATTACGCCAAAACACTGAAAGGAGCTGCCGCATGAATACCCAATATTTACAGTATGTCCGCGAGCAACTCATTGTGGCTACTGCTGATTTGAGCGGAGCAACGAAAGGCCAGCTTGAAGCCTGGCTGGAGCATGCACAATTTGATACTGGTACATATAAACGAAAGAAGCCGCGCATTCTGGATGAGGTAACGGGCAGGATGATTACGCTGGATAATACGCCGATTTCTGGTAAGCAGTCGTACGCAAAAGGTTCATCCATTGCACTGGTCAGCCAGGTTGAGTTCTCAACCTCGTCATGGCGCCGCGCGGTTCTGTCTCTCGAAGAACATCAGAAAGCGTGGTTGCTGTGGAGTTACAGCGAAAGTGTTCGCTGGGAACATCAGGTCACCATAACGCAGTGGGCATGGAGCGAGTTTAAGACTCTGTTGGGTACCAGGAAAATTGCAGGTAAAACACTGGAACGTTTGAAGAAGTTGATCTGGCTGGCGGCACAGGATGTGAAGAACGAGCTGGCAGGGCGTAAGACCTATGAATACCAGGAGCTGGCATCACTGGTGGGAGTGACATCAAAAAACTGGTCTGAGACATTCACTGAACGCTGGGTTGCAATGAAGCACATTTTTCTACAGCTTGATAGCGAAGCTTTATTGCTTCTAACGAGAACACGTTCAAAACAAAAGGCGACATTTTTACAGCAAAATATTGCAAAGCTGGATTAAAAAGCATATATTTCATGTAAATCTGATATTCTGCCAATGTTGTATGTGCAACTGTTCGTGGATGTAGTAAGGGTTGACTATCCAATTTCTAGGATATAGATTTTTCTGCAATAAAGGTTTTGGGAATGAAGGGGCGGCTCCCAAAAGATAACCGCCAAGTTGGTAACTTCGACTCGATAATTGGTCTGGGACTCCAACCGTGTCGGCTGAGAGGTCGACGTCTATTTCTTTTTGGGAAGTGGATACTTTAAGCTAACGTTTTGAGTTTCTATATCTCGTGGCCCTCGAGTTTTATCATAAAAATACCAGATATTAAATTTTCTCTCAGTGTGCCATGTATCATATTGCAAGTGATCCCAGCCTAAATATGAAGCAACATAGTTTGATACTCTTATTTTGGCTTCAGATGAAGCTTTTCCTTGATATGCGCACATAACCGCACCTAAGAAAAAATCGGCTAGCTGAATGTTTTCAGATGCTTTAGAGTCTTTTGTCACTACACTGCTGATTATCCCTTTACGACCAAATTTTCTATTCAATATGTTATTGGCAATAACATTTAGTTCTTCATCAGCCTTTTTATAACGAGATGCGATAGGATCAACTTCAATCCTGAAGTAACTGTCTCTTTCAGGGTGTGCAGAAATTACAGAGCTAATTTTTGTGGTAATGAGATTTGTGAAGTGCTTTCTCCTTGCCAGGTCATAATCTCCATTATGAAATGCCTTATTTACTATTGATTTTTCAACCACGATACAATGAAAAGCTAGCCAAGGAACTCTAAAGAATAAGTCGATCAGCTCAAGATAAAATTCAGAGTATCTTTTTGAATGGGCTTTTTGCCATTTTATTTCTTCATAAAAACCATGCTTTCTGCGTAGTTCTCTGATTAGTTGACAGAAATCCCCACGGCGTTGGTACTTCATCCACAGACTGCCAAAGCCGTAGAAACGTTGTCCATCAATGCCAGATTCATCGCAAGCAATATGCCAAATTAACTTACCAATGTTATCTTTTTCTGTCATCTGCTGGTAATACTCTTAGTCCTTAAAGCATAGTATTTAACCATACATGTAACTCATTGATAAAGATCGTTTTATGCAAGTTGCATGTATTGGTTTTTGAAGGCCATTCGCTTGGTTATAAGATTTTTTAGTTATTTTGAATTGACTGTTTATAACAATATTTCCCATGTAAGTTTTTAATCATTAGCGTCCCGGCCTTTCGTCGGCGGCGAAACATTGGCTATTCATATGCACGAAAAAGAGAGCCTTGCCGGAGCGTTCTGGCTCGTTTTGCTGATCATCGCAGGTTGGGGCGGTCTGGTCCGCTACCTGATAGATGTGAAGCAGAGTAAAGCAACGTGGAGTTGGATAAATGCTCTGGCTCAGATAGTGGTATCAGGATTCACCGGTGTTATTGGTGGCCTGATCAGCATCGAAAGTGGATTCAGTATTTACATGATTCTCGCGACAGCGGGGATTAGTGGTGCGATGGGTTCGGTTGCACTGACGTACTTCTGGGAACGACTGACAGGGGTGAAAAATGCAAAATCTTAATCCTCAGCGTAAAGCTTTCCTCGATATGGTGGCATGGTCAGAAGGAACGGATAACGGACGGCAGAAAACCAGAAATCATGGTTATGACGTCATTGTAGGCGGAGAGCTATTTACTGATTACTCCGATCACCCTCGCAAACTTGTCACGCTAAACCCCAAACTCAAATCAACAGCTGCCGGACGTTATCAGCTTCTTTCACGCTGGTGGGATGCTTACCGTAAGCAGCTTGCTCTGAAAGACTTCTCTCCGAAAAGCCAGGATGCTGTGGCATTGCAGCAGATTAAGGAGCGTGGCGCTTTACCGATGATTGATCGCGGTGATATTCGTCAGGCAATTGACCGTTGCAGCAATATCTGGGCTTCACTGCCGGGCGCTGGTTATGGTCAGTTCGAGCATAAGGCTGACAGCCTGATTGCAAAATTCAAAGAAGCAGGCGGAACGGTCAGAGAGATTGAGGTATGAGCAGAGTAACCGCGATTATTTCCGCTCTGGTTATCTGCATTATCGTTTGCTTGTCATGGGCTGTTAATCATTACCGCGATAACGCCATTACCTACAAAGCCCAGCGCGACAAAAATGCCAGAGAACTGAAGCTGGCGAACTCGACAATTACTGACATGCAGATGCGTCAGCGTGATGTTGCTGCGCTCGATGCAAAATACACGAAGGAGTTAGCTGATGCGAAAGCTGAAAATGATGCTCTGCGTGATGATGTTGCCGCTGGTCGTCGTCGGTTGCACATCAAAGCAGTCTGTCAGTCAGTGCGTGAAGCCACCACCGCCTCCGGCGTGGATAATGCAGCCTCCCCCCGACTGGCAGACACCGCTGAACGGGATTATTTCACCCTCAGAGAGAGGCTGATCACTATGCAAAAACAACTGGAAGGAACCCAGAAGTATATTAATGAGCAGTGCAGATAGCGCTGCCCATATCGATGGGCAACTCATGCAATTATTGTGAGCAATACACCCGCGCTTCCAGCGGAGTATAAATGCCTAAAGTAATAAAACCGAGCAATCCATTTACGAATGTTTGCTGGGTTTCTGTTTTAACCACATTTTCTGCGCCGCCACAAATTTTGGCTGCATCAACAGTTTTCTCCTGTCCAATTCCCGAAACGAAGAAATGATGGGTGATGGTTTCCTTTGGTGTTACTGCTGTCGGTTTGTTTCCAACAGTAAACGTCTGTTGAGCACATCCTGTAATAAGCATTGCCAGAGCGGCAGAAAACAACATTTTTTTCATCTTATTATCCTGCATTGTTAAAAACGGCAGAATCCTATGTGACAACAATTAAACGATAGTTAAATGGATTGATGAAAATTAAAACTATATAGGTGTACGGTCAGACTATTGGAGGTAGTCAGGATTTGAATGTCAGTCTGTTGTCGGCATTCTGGCAATGCAATTTGGATAAAGCGGGGATTAAAAAGATAGAGGCGAGCCGGTCAGGTAGAAATGAATCAGGCTCAAAGTGAAGCGGAAAAGGTCTGTGGTACAAGCTGATGCAGCCATAATTACAGCCTGATGATTTGTGGAATGAAACATGTTGAACCTCCTTAATTGATGTTATTCGAGTGATGAAGGCATTCTGTCCTTCTATAGTGTCCAGTAAATCAAACAGGAAACTTGTCCAACGTGTTGGACAAGCCTCTCCATTAGTGAGTTGTATTGATCACAACTCTACAAAGAATTCATTACTGGGTAGATGAAAATAGTTTCACGATGAATGGAGGAGGCTATGTCGGTGGCTTCTTCATTGGAGTACATATGCCATCACGAATCCCAAAAGCCTGCCGTGTTCGTGGCTGCCGCCATACCACCACAGACCCGTCAGGCTATTGTGAAAGCCACAAAAGCGAAGGCTGGAAGCAATACAAGCCAGGACAATCCCGTCATCAGCGCGGTTATGGTTCGAAGTGGGATGTTATCCGCGTGCGTGTGTTGAAGCGTGACAAAGGACTGTGCCAGTTGTGCCTGCGTGCCGGTGTGGTGCGTGAAGCGAAAACCGTTGACCACATCATCCCTAAAGCGCATGGCGGCACTGATGCCGACAGTAATCTGCAGAGTCTGTGCTGGCCGTGTCATAAGGCGAAGACGGCCCGTGAACGGTTGAAGTAAGAACCAGTTCCCACTGCCAGAGGGGAGGGGCGGGTCAAATCCCTGTGACCTGACGTCTTCCGGACTGCCCGCCCCATCGTTTTTTTATACCCGCGAAAAATGAAATTTAACCAGGAGTGCCGCATATGGCTGGAACGGCGGGGCGTTCCGGGCGTCGCCCCAAGCCAACGGCGCGCAAGGCGCTGGCCGGAAACCCCGGCAAGCGAGCCCTGAATAAAGATGAACCTGTTTTTACGCCCATCAAAGGTGTTGAGCCACCGGAGTGGTTCGCTGAAGAAGATCTCCCTCTCGCTACGATCATGTGGCAACTGACAACTAAAGAACTCTGCGGTCAGGGCCTGCTGTGCGTGACTGACCTTGCGGTGCTTGAGCGGTGGTGCGTGGCCTACGAGTTCTGGCGACGTGCCGTGAAAAATATTGCCAGACAGGGCAACACCATCACCGGTGCAATGGGCGGTATGGTCAAAAATCCGGAGCTGACTGCCAAAAAAGAACAGGAGTCCGAGATGAGCAGTACGGGGGCAATGCTCGGACTCGACCCCAGCAGCCGCCAGCGTCTGATTGGCCTGGCGGGGAAGAAGAAAGCCACTAACCCGTTTCTGAAAATCATCGAATCATGAGCCGGAAATCTTACCCCAACGTAAATGCTGCAAATCAGTATGCCCGGGATGTCGTGCGCGGAAAGATTGTTGCCTGCCAGTTTGTGATTCAGGCCTGCCAGCGCCATCTTGATGACCTGATGGCGGAAAAAAGTAAGTCGTTTCGTTACCGCTTCGACAAGGACCTGGCTGAACGGGCCGCGAAATTTATTCAGCTGTTGCCGCACACCAAGGGGGAGTGGGCATTCAAACGGATGCCCATCACGCTGGAGCCGTGGCAGCTATTTGTGATCTGCTGTGCGTTTGGCTGGGTCAATAAAGGCACCCGGTTGCGCCGCTTCCGGGAGGTGTACACCGAAATCCCCCGTAAGAACGGCAAATCAGCAATCTCTGCCGGTGTTGCCCTGTATTGTTTTGCCTGTGATAACGAGTTTGGCGCGGAAGTGTATTCCGGTGCCACGACAGAGAAACAGGCGTGGGAAGTCTTTCGCCCGGCGCGACTGATGTGTAAACGCACACCCATGCTGACGGAAGCGTTCGGGATTGAGGTTAACGCCTCAAACATGAACCGTCCGGAGGATGGCGCGCGGTTTGAACCGCTGATCGGCAACCCAGGTGATGGTTCATCACCCCACTGTGCCGTGGTTGATGAATATCACGAGCATGCCACCGATGCGCTTTATACCACAATGCTTACCGGGATGGGGGCGCGACGTCAGCCACTGATGTGGGCCATCACCACCGCCGGGTACAACATTGAGGGGCCGTGCTACGACAAGCGGCGGGAAGTCATCGAGATGCTCAACGGCTCGGTGCCTAACGATGAACTGTTCGGGATCATCTATACCGTTGATGAAGGTGACGACTGGACCGACCCGCAGGTGCTGGAAAAAGCCAATCCAAATATTGGCGTGTCGGTTTATCGCGAATTTTTGTTAAGTCAGCAGCAGCGTGCGAAAAATAACGCCCGTCTGGCAAACGTCTTTAAAACAAAACACCTCAATATCTGGGTGTCGGCGCGTTCGGCGTATTTCAACCTGGTGAGCTGGCAGAGCTGCGAGGATAAATCACTGACTCTTGAGCAGTTCGAGGGGCAGCCGTGCATTCTGGCCTTTGACCTGGCGCGTAAGCTGGATATGAACAGCATGGCGCGACTTTATACCCGCGAGATTGACGGTAAAACGCATTACTACAGTGTGGCCCCGCGTTTCTGGGTACCGTATGACACGGTGTACAGCGTCGAGAAAAATGAAGATCGCCGGACAGCCGAACGCTTTCAGAAATGGGTGGAAATGGGCGTTCTGACCGTTACCGATGGTGCAGAGGTGGATTATCGCTACATCCTCGAAGAGGCCAAAGCGGCGAACAAAATCAGCCCGGTCAGTGAGTCACCCATCGACCCTTTCGGAGCGACCGGGCTGTCACATGACCTTGCTGATGAAGACCTGAATCCCGTTACTATCGTCCAGAACTTCGCCAATATGTCCGACCCGATGAAAGAGCTGGAGGCAGCGATTGAATCGGGACGCTTTCATCATGACGGCAATCCCATCATGACCTGGTGTATCGGCAATGTGGTCGGCAAAAACATGCCAGGTAACGATGATTTAGTGAAGCCCGTCAAAGAGCAGGCGGAAAACAAAATCGATGGTGCAGTTGCGCTGATTATGGCGGTTGGCAGAGCCATGTTGTACGAGAAAGAAGACACGCTGTCTGACCACATTGAGTCCTATGGGATCCGCTCGCTTTAACTGAGGTAATTATGATCATGCTGATTCTCGCGCCTCTGGTGGGCGTGCTGGGGGCGCTTTTGCTGGCGTATGGTGCCTGGCTGATTTATCCCCCGGCGGGGTTTGTTGTTGCCGGGGCGTTGTGTCTGTTCTGGTCGTGGCTGGTGGCGCGATATCTCGACCGTACACAGTCGTCTGTCGGCGGAGGTAAATAGTGTTCTTTTCGGGATTATTTCAACGAAAAAGTGACGCACCGGTGACCACGCCAGCAGAGCTGGCGGATGCTATCGGGTTGTCCTACGACACCTATACCGGAAAGCAGATCAGCAGCCAGCGGGCCATGCGACTGACGGCGGTTTTTTCCTGTGTCAGGGTGCTGGCGGAGTCGGTCGGGATGTTGCCCTGCAACCTGTATCACCTGAACGGCAGTCTGAAGCAGAGAGCCGCTGGCGAACGTCTGCATAAGCTGATCTCCACGCATCCCAATGGCTATATGACGCCGCAGGAGTTCTGGGAGCTGGTGGTCACCTGTCTGTGCCTGCGGGGAAACTTTTACGCCTACAAAGTGAAAGCATTTGGCGAAGTGGCTGAACTGCTGCCCGTCGATCCCGGCTGTGTGGTACCGAAGCTTAACAGTAGCTGGGAGCCGGTCTATCAGGTCACATTCCCGGATGGCTCCACGGATGTACTGAGCCAGGAGGATATCTGGCATGTGCGCACGCTGACGCTGGACGGACTGGTGGGGCTGAATCCCATCGCCTATGCCCGCGAGGCAATATCGCTGGCGGCAGCGACCGAAGAGCACGGGGCCAGACTGTTCAGCAATGGCGCGGTGACGTCGGGTGTGTTGCGTACAGAGCAGACGCTGTCAGATCAGGCTTATGAGCGCCTGAAGAAAGATTTTGAGGAGCGTCACACCGGGCTTGGCAATGCTCACCGCCCGATGATCCTTGAGATGGGGCTGGACTGGAAGTCGATGGCGCTGAACGCCGAGGACAGCCAGTTCCTGGAAACCCGCAAGTTTCAGCTTGAAGAAATCTGTCGTCTGTTCCGGGTGCCGTTGCACATGGTGCAGAACACCGATCGCGCCACCTTCAACAATATCGAAGAGCTGGGGCTGGGATTTATCAACTATTCACTGGTGCCGTATCTGACCCGCATCGAACAGCGGATCAACACCGGACTGGTACGAAAAAGTAAGCAGGGCGTTTATTACGCCAAATTTAACGCCGGGGCGTTACTGCGCGGGGATATGAAGTCCCGTTTTGAAGCCTACGCCACCGGGATCAACTGGGGAATTTACTCTCCCAATGACTGCCGCGACCTGGAAGATATGAATCCACGACCCGGTGGTGATGTCTATCTCACACCGATGAACATGACCACGAAACCCTCCGATGGCAGTAAAGCCGGTAAGCAGAAGGATAACGCCAATGCAGACGAAACAACGTCTTGATGTACCGCTGAGTCTGAAATCTGTCAGTGACTCCGGTGAGTTTGAAGGGTATGGCTCCGTCTTTGGTGTAAAGGACAGCCACGATGATGTGGTGATGTCCGGGGCATTTGCTGCTTCCCTGCGGGCGTGGAGTGACAGAAAAGCGTTACCTGCGCTGCTCTGGCAGCACCGCATGGATGAACCCATCGGTGTTTACACCGAAATGAAGGAAGACGATGTCGGGCTTTACGTCAGGGGACGGTTGCTTATTGATGATGATCCCCTCGCAAAACGCGCACATGCACACATGAAGGCCGGTTCGTTAACCGGCCTTTCTATTGGGTACGTCCTGAAAGACTGGGAATACGACCGGAGCAAAGAAGCCTTTCTGCTGAAAGAAATCGACCTCTGGGAAGTCAGCCTGGTGACGTTCCCGTCTAACGACGAGGCGCGGATCAGCGACGTCAAGAACGCACTGGCCCGCGGGGAAATCCCCGAACAGAAAAAAATCGAAAGAGTCCTGCGTGATGTCGGACTCTCCCGTACCCAGGCCAAAGCATTCATGGCCGGGGGCTATGGCGCACTGTCCCTGCGCGACGCTGAGGATGTGGGCTCTGCACTGAATGCACTGAAAAATCTGAACTTCTAATCAGGAGAAATACGATGGCGGTTGATATTAAAGATGTCGAACAGGTCGCGCAGGAGCTGCAGCAGAAGTTTGACGACTTCAAAGCAAAGAACGACAAGCGCGTGGATGCGATTGAGCAGGAAAAAGGCAAGCTTGCCGGGCAGGTGGAAACCCTGAACGGGAAACTCAGCGAGCTGGAAAATCTCAAAAGCGACCTTGAAAAAGAGCTGCTTGAGCTGAAACGTCCGGCAGGTGGAGCGCAAAATAAACTGGCCACCGAGCATAAAGAGGCGTTTGTGGGCTTCCTGCGTAAAGGCCGTGAAGACGGTCTGCGCGATCTGGAGCGTAAGGCATTGCAGGTGGGTACCGATGAAGACGGTGGCTACGCCGTGCCGGAAGAACTGGATCGCAACATTCTTAACCTGCTGAAAGATGAAGTGGTGATGCGTCAGGAAGCCACGGTGATCACCGTTGGCGGTTCCGACTACAAAAAACTGGTGAATCTGGGCGGTACGGCTTCCGGATGGGTGGGGGAAACGGATACGCGATCCCAGACTGCCACCTCCAGACTGGAGCTGATTGAACCTCTCATGGGGGAAATCTACGGCAACCCGCAGGCTACCCAGAAAATGCTGGACGATGCCTTCTTCAACGTGGAGGCCTGGATCAACAGCGAGCTGGCAACCGAATTTGCCGAACAGGAAGAAATTGCCTTTACCTCAGGCAATGGCACCAAGAAGCCGAAAGGGTTCCTGGCGTATGAATCCACTGATGAAACCGACAAGGTCCGGGCGTTCGGCAAACTTCAGCATATTGTATCCGGCGAAGCGACCGCGGTGACCGCAGACGCCATTATCAAACTGATTTACACGCTGCGTAAGGCACACCGCACTGGCGCGAAGTTCATGATGAACAACAACAGCCTGTTTGCCATACGTTTGCTGAAAGACACCGAGGGTAACTATCTGTGGCGTCCGGGGCTGGAACTGGGGCAGCCGTCCTCTCTGGCGGGTTACGGTATCGCTGAAAACGAACAGATGCCGGATATCGCCGCTGATGCGAAAGCCATTGCATTTGGTAACTTCAAACGGGGTTACACCATCGTTGACCGTATCGGCACCCGCATTCTGCGTGACCCGTACACCAATAAACCGTTTGTCGGTTTTTATACCACCAAGCGCACCGGCGGGATGCTGGTCGATTCGCAGGCCATCAAACTGCTGAAGATTGCAGCGGCGTAATCACTCAGGGGCGCGGAACCGCGCCCCCTGTTCTGACGGGTGAAGAATCATGATCCTGAAACAAGATCTGAAATGGTCACCGGACGGTATGCGTGTTGAGGTCATTCGGGCCGGTGAGTATGACGACGGGGCGCTTCCTGCCCGGGTGCAGGAGATTGCACTTCAGGCCGGGTTAGCAGAGCGCGGAATCAGTGCAAAAAGCAGTAAAGCGGCAAAAGAGAAAAAAGCCACGACCAGTAAAGAGGGCTGAGTATGCTTCTGACAATGGAAGAGATTAAAGCCCAACTCCGGCTGGATGAGGATTTCGATGCTGATGACCGCCATCTGCAACTGCTGGCCTGTGCGGCACAAAAGCGGACGGAAACGTATCTGAACCGGAAGCTCTATGCACCGGATGAAACCATTCCGGACAGCGATCCGGACGGGCTGCACCTGCCGGATGATATTCGTCTGGGGATGCTGATGCTTATCAGCCATTTTTACGAAAACCGCTCGTCGGTTACGGAAGTGGAGAAACTCGACATGCCGCAGAGTTTTGGCTGGCTTGTCGGCCCGTACAGGTACTTTCCGCAATGAAAATTCGTCAGGCGCAGACCAGCGCAACCTACATTCTGCCGGACCCCGGTGAACTGAATAAACGCGTCCTGATCCGCCAGCGGGTGGATATGCCCGCGGATAACTTTGGCGTGGAGCCTCAATACCCGGTTACGTTCCGGACATGGGCGAAGGTTATCCAGACCAGTGCCACCACCTGGCAGGAAACCGCGCAGACCGGGGACGCCATCACCCATTACATCACCATTCGTTACCGCCGGGGGATCACTGCTGATTATGAGGTGGTCTGTGATGACAGTGTGTACCGGGTGAAACGTCAGCGTGATCTGAACGGGGCGCGGCGCTTTCTGCTGCTGGAGTGTACGGAGCTGGGCGAATGTAGGCAGAGTCACGGAGGCAGCAATGGCGACTTCCTTTTTGCACGTTGATTTTCAGCAGCCTGCGGAGATGCGCTTTAACCGCGCCCGTGTCCGGCGGGCGTTTGTCACGATTGGTCAGCGTCATATGCGTGATGCCCGTCGGCTGGTGATGCGCCGTGCGCGGTCGGCACCGGGTGAAAACCCCGGTTATCAGACCGGACGCCTGGCTCGTTCGATTGGTTACATGGTACCCAGAGCCAGTAAACATCGCCCTGGTTTTATGGCACGTATAGCCCCTAACCAGCGTAATGGAGAGGGAAACCGCCGTATCACCGGTGATTTTTATCCGGCTTTTTTGTTCTATGGCGTGAGGCGAGGGGCAAAGCGTCGTCGCAGCCATCATCGTGGTGCATCCGGTGGCAGCGGCTGGCGACTGGCTCCACGTAATAACTTCATGGTGGAAACTCTTGAAAAGAACCGCAGCTGGACACGCTATTTTCTGGCGCGGGAATTGCGTAAATCACTGAAGCCGGAGCGACGACACAGATGAAACTGACGCCTGTTATTGCTGCGCTGCGTGCCCGCTGCCCGTATTTTGAAAACCGGGTGGCAGGCGCGGCACAGTTCAAAAATCTGCCGGAGGTCGGAAAGCTGAGACTCCCGGCGGCGTATGTGGTACCGGGGGATGATTCTCCGGGAGAAAACAAAAGCCAGACCGACTACTGGCAGGAGCTGAAAGAGGGCTTCTCCGTGGTTGTCATACTGAGTAACGGGCGTGATGAGCGCGGTCAGTTTGCTTCGTATGATGTGGTGGACGATGTCCGGCAGATGCTCTTTAAGGCTCTGCTGGGCTGGAACCCGGAAGCGTGCGGTAACCCGATTACCTATGACGGCGGCACGCTGCTGGATCTGAATCGTCATGAGCTGATTTATCAGTTCGATTTTTCGGTCATCAGCGAGCTGACCGAAGACGATACCCGCCAGCAGGATGACCTGAACAGTCTGGATGAACTGCGAACGCTGGCGATTGATGTTGATTATCTCGATCCCGGTAACGGGCCTGACGGCGATATCGAACATCACACCGAAATACCCCTTCCTTCCTGAGGATCATCATGTTTGTGAAACCTGTTAAAGGGCGGTCAGTGCCTGACCCTGCCCGCGGCGACCTTTTGCCCGCCGAAGGGCGAAATGTTGATGAGAACAACTACTGGCTGCGCCGTGAAGCAGCGGGTGATATCCGGCGCGTGAATAAAAAGGTGAACACCGATGACGATAAGCTTTAACACCATTCCGTCGAATACGCTGGTTCCGCTGTTTTATGCGGAAATGGATAACCAGGCTGCGAATACTGCACAGGACAGCGGAGCATCGCTGCTGATTGGTCATGCCAATAACGGTGCAGAGATTGTTGCCAACAGTCTGGTGCTGATGCCGTCGGCAGACTATGCACGCCAGATTTGTGGTGCGGGAAGTCAGCTGGCGCGTATGGTCGAGGCTTATCGCCAGACCGACCCGTTTGGTGAGCTGTATGTGATTGCCGTTCCGGAAGCCACAGGCGCGGCGGCAACGGTTACGCTGACGGTGACCGGGGAAGCAACCGAAAGCGGCACGGTGAATGTCTATGTGGGACGTACCCGCGTGCAGGCTCCGGTGACCAACGGCGATAACGTCACGACGATTGCCAGCAGTATCAAAGATGCCATCAATGCCGTTCCGACTCTGCCGTTTACAGCTTCATCTTCGGCTGGCGTGGTCACACTGACCGCGCGTCATAAGGGGCTTTGCGGGAATGAAATTCCTGTCAGCCTCAATTACTACGGCTTCGGTGGGGGCGAAGTGCTGCCAGCGGGCGTACAGATTGCCGTGGCGACGGGGACCGTCGGAACGGGCGCTCCGGTTCTCACCGGCGCGGTGGCTGCAATGGCGGATGAGCCGTTTGATTATATCGGTCTGCCGTTCAACGACACGGCCTCCGTTAACACGCTGGTGACCGAGATGAACGATACCAGCGGTCGCTGGAGCTATGCGCGTCAGCTGTATGGTCATGTGTATACGGCAAAGACCGGCACACTGTCAGAACTGGTGAACGCAGGTGACCAGTTTAACCAGCAGCACATCACCCTGGCGGGGTACGAAAAAGAGACCCAGACGCCTGCCGACGAGCTGGCGGCAAGCCGTACCGCCCGCGCAGCGGTGTTTATCCGCAACGATCCGGCACGTCCCACGCAGACCGGTGAGCTGGTGGGTATGCTGCCTGCGCCGAAGGGGAAACGGTTCACGATGACCGAGCAGCAGACCCTGCTGTCTCATGGCGTGGCAACGGCGTATGTCGAAAGCGGGGTGCTGCGCATTCAGCGTGATGTCACCACGTACAGGAAAAATTCTTACGGGGTTGCGGATAACAGCTACCTCGACAGCGAGACGCTGCATACCAGTGCGTATGTACTGCGCAAACTGAAATCCGTCATTACCAGTAAGTACGGGCGTCACAAGCTTGCCAGCGACGGTACCCGCTTTGGTCCCGGTCAGGCGATTGTCACCCCGGCGGTAATCAAAGGGGAACTGCTGGCAACCTACCGTCAGCTTGAGCGTGCGGGGATCGTGGAAAACTACGAACTGTTTAAGCAGTACCTGGTTGTGGAGCGTGATGCCAGCGATCCGAACCGCCTGAACACGCTGTTCCCGCCTGACTATGTTAACCAGTTGCGTGTTTTTGCCGTGGTTAACCAGTTCCGTCTTCAGTATTCAGAGGAGTCTGCATAATGGCCCGTATCGGGGGAACCTGTTATTTCAAAATTGACGGTCAGCAGCTATCGCTGACCGGCGGCATTGAGGTGCCCATGAACAGGACGGTCAATGATGACATCATCGGCCTGGACGGTTCAGTGGACCGCAAGGAAACTCACCGTGCGCCTTATGTCAAAGGGACATTCAAGGTGCCGAAGAATTTTCCGGTGAGTAAAATCACCTCGTCTGATGAGATGACCATCACTGCCGAGCTGGCGAACGGTCAGGTCTATGTATTGTCGTCCGCCTGGCTGCACGGAGAAGCGAACCATAATGCCGAAGAAGGCACGGTTGATCTTGAGTTCCACGGTGAAGAAGGGGATTACCAGTAATGAAAGAGCTTGAGTTAAAGAAACCGATTATCGCTCATGGTGAGACACTCTCCGTACTGGAGTTTGATGAACCCACCGGGAAGGATGTCCGCGAGCTGGGGTATCCCTACCAGATGAATCAGGATGAGTCCGTCAGACTTCTGGCGCATGTGGTGTCGAAATACATTGTGCGGCTGGCGAAAGTGCCGCAAAGCTCTGTCGACCAGATGTCTCCGGCAGACCTGAATGCAGCGGCGTGGCTTGTGGCTGGTTTTTTCCTCCAGGCCTGACGGCTGAATACCTCACTGATCGCTTCTTTGACTGCGCCAGCTACTGGCGCATTAATCCCTTCGAATTGCTGAATATGCCGATCAGTGAAATTCCCTTGCTGGTCAGTCAGGCAAACAGGATAGAGCAGGAGAAACGCACACATGGCTGAATTTGAGCTTAAGGCGTTGATCACCGGTGTCGACAGGCTTTCTCCCGCGCTGTCGAAAATGCAAAAGAAAATCCGGGGATTTAAACGCCAGGCGGAAGAAGCGTCACAGGGTGGGCTGGCGCTTGGTGGCGGACTGGCAGCGGGTCTGACGCTTTCCCTGAAATCTTATGCCGATCAGGAAAACGCCGCCACCGGGCTGAAAGTCGCCATGATGGATGCGAACGGCGAGGTTGGAAAGAGCTTTCAGGACATCAATAAACTGGCTATTGGACTGGGTAACCAGCTACCCGGTACAACGGCTGATTTCCAGAACATGATGCAGATGCTGGTGCGTCAGGGGATTCCGGCAGAAAACATTCTGGGTGGTGTGGGTAAAGCGACAGCTTATCTTGCGGTACAACTGAAAAAAACACCGGAAGCGGCTGCTGAGTTTGCTGCAAAGATGCAGGATGCTACCGGAACGGCGTCAGAAGACATGATGGGGCTGTTCGACACTATCCAGAAGGCGTTTTATCTGGGCGTTGACGATACCAACATGTTGTCCTTCTTCACTAAAACCAGTTCTGTTCTGAAGATGGTGAACAAGGACGGTCTTCAGGCTGCACAGAGCCTTGCCCCCATCAGCGTCATGATGGATCAGATGGGGATGAACGGGGAGTCGGCAGGTAATGCACTGCGAAAAGTTATCCAGTCCGGATTAAGCGTTAAGAAAATCAGGGACGTCAATAAAGTCATGGCCCGCCAGAAACTCGGGGTACAGCTCGATTTTACTGACGGCAAAGGAAGTTTTGGCGGTCTTGATAACATGTTCAGGCAACTGGCAAAGCTGCGAAAACTGACCGACGTTAAGCGAACAGGTGTACTTAAGGCAATATTTGGTGATGATGCCGAAACCCTTCAGGTGGTCAATGCACTAATCGATAAAGGAAAGGATGGCTACGATCAGATCCAGCAGAAGATGAATAAACAGGCCAGCCTGAATAAACGTGTTCAGGCCCAGCTTGGTACGCTGTCCAACCTGTGGGAGGCAATGACGGGGACCGCAACTAACGGCCTTGCGGCTATTGGCGGCGCATTTTCTGGTGACGCCAAAAATATCACGCAATGGCTGGGGGTGTTAGGGGAAAAATTCACGAAGTTTGCGGATGAAAATCCCCGGGTTATTCGCGGCGTCGTCGGGCTTGCTGCCGGTCTTGCGATTCTGAAACTGGGATTGATGGGCGTTGGCGGTGCCATCAGTATTGTCAGCAGGATCATGTCGATGACGCCGATTGGAATGATTGCGACGGCGATAGCCCTGGCTGCGGGATTAATTATCACTAACTGGGATGTTGTCGGACCTTATTTCAAGAAGCTCTGGGAAACCATTGGTCCTTATTTTGAGGCTGGCTGGGAACTTCTGAAGAAGGTTTTTGCCTGGTCGCCGCTGGGGATGGTAATCAATAACTGGGGACCGGTTGTTAAGTGGTTTCAGGATATGTGGGACAAGCTGAAGCCAATTATTGAGTGGTTTACCGACAGTTCCGGTGACACGGTCGATGCCATTAACTCTGCGCAGTGGGGCGCTGGTGCTTATGATGCTTATGGGACGGGAATACCGGCACGGGGATACACACCTTATCAGGCGGTAGATCCGGCTCAGTCAAACAACGCCTCCGATGCCACAGGCCCGAATCCCTTCATGATTAACAAAGCTTCTGCGCCAAAAGTTGCTGGTGAGATCAAGGTCTCTTTTGTGAATTCGCCTCCGGGTATGCGGGTTATGGAAACGCGATCCAGCGGTTTTGATGTCAGCCATGATGTTGGCTATACGCGCTTTGGCAGGTAATGAAAAATTAATCTGTTAATGAGTCCCACTCCGGTGGGATTTTTTATGTACGGAGTTTATATGACGTGGAAAGACAGACTTCAGGACGCGTCATTTCGCGGTGTGCCGTTTAAGGTTGAAGAAGAAAGTGCGGGAACCGGTCGTCGTGTGGAAACGCACGAATACCCGAACCGCGACAAACCCTATACCGAAGACCTGGGGAAAATCACTTTCCGCCCGTCCATCACAGCTTATGTGGTGGGAGATGACTGCTTTGACCAGCGCGATCGCCTGATTGACGCGCTGAATAAACCCGGTCCCGGCACGCTTGTCCATCCGACTTACGGTGAGCTGAAAGTCTGTGTTGACGGGGAAGTTCGGGTCAGCACATCGAAGAGTGAAGGGCGTATTGTCCGCTTTGACCTGAAGTTTGTCGAAGCGGGAGAACTCTCTTACCCCACTTCAGGTGCGGCGACGGCGCAGACGCTGATGTCATCCTGTTCTGCACTGGATGACTGCATCAGTGACAGCTTCAGTGGTTTCAGTATCGATGGCGTGGCAGATTTTGTGCAGAACGACGTCGTCGGTAATGCCAGCACAATGCTTGGGTATGTTTCTGATGCGATGAAAGTGGTGGATTCTGCCGTATCGGATGCCGCCAGGCTGTTGCAGGGGGATATCTCGGTACTTCTGCCGCCGCCATCGTCAGGCAAAAATTTCGTTGAGCAGGTGCAGAAAATGTGGCGTACCGGGAAACGCCTTTATGGTAACGCCAGCGACCTGGTCACCATGATCAAAACGCTTTCCGGTGTCAGCCTCGGCAGCGATCTGCAACCGCGCGGCGTCTGGAAAACGGACAGTAAAACCACCGCCACGGCGACGCAGCAGCGTAACGTGGTTGCCAGCACCCTTCGTACGACCGCAATCAGCGAAGCGGCGTATGCCGTCACACGATTGCCTGCGCCCACAACTTCCGCGGTGATGCAGAATGCCACAGTGGGGCCGTCAACAACACCCGCGCAGAGCACCGGCTGGCCTTTTGTCACGCATCCGGCACTGAACAATGCACCGGCGGTGAAAAACACGGTTGACCTGCCAACGTGGGAAGAACTGACCGACATTCGCGACACACTGAATACGGCAATTGATAAGGAGTTGTCCCGTACAACCAGTGATGCGCTGTTTCTGGCGCTGCGCCGGGTGAAAGCAGATCTGAATGCGGATATCAACACGCGCATTGAACAGTCTGCACGGATCATTCAGCGCACGCCGGATGAGGTTTTACCCGCGCTGGTGCTGGCGGCGACCTGGTTTGATAACGCGGCGCGTGACGCGGACATTATCCGGCGTAATGCCATTACGCATCCCGGCTTTGTGCCGGTGATCCCTCTGAAGGTGCCAGTGCAATGAACGACAATGTCACGCTACGGGTAAATGGCCGGGAGTGGAATGGCTGGACATCGGTGCGCATCGGTGCCGGTATTGAACGGCTGGCGCGGGATTTCAGTGTGGAGATCACTCGCCAGTGGCCGGGAGATGAGGGTATCACCACGCTTCAGCCGCGCATTAAAAACGGTTCAAAAGTGGAAGTGCTGATTGGTGATGAGCTGGTGATCACCGGCTGGGTGGAGGCGACTCCCGTTCGTTACGATGCCCGTTCGGTCAGCACCGGTATTGCCGGACGTAGTCTGACGGCTGACCTGATTGACTGTGCAGCCGAACCGACACAGTTTAACGGACGCTCGCTGGTGCAGATTGCGCAGGCGCTTGCTGCGCCTTTCGGCATTGAGGTGGTGAACAGCGGTGCGCCGTCGGGTGTTATTCCTGATGTTCAGCCTGATCACGGTGAAACGGTGATTGAGGTAATCAACAAAATACTCGGTCAGCAGCAGGCGCTGGCTTACGACGACCCGCACGGCAGGCTGGTGATTGGCGGTATTGGCTCAACGCGGGCACATACCGCGCTGGTACTTGGGGAAAACATCCTTTCCTGTGATACGGAGAAGAGTATCCGGGAGCGGTTTTCTGTTTACCAGGTGGCGGGGCAGCGTGCCGGAAACGACGATGATTTCGGTGAGGCCACCACCACCGCGCTGCGGGCCCGCACAGAGGACGCATTTATTGCCCGTTACCGTCCGATGTATATCAGGCAGACAGGGCAGGCCACGGGGGCAGGCTGTATTGCGCGTGCTGACTTTGAAGCCCGACAACGGGCGGCGCGGACGGATGAAACCACTTATGTGGTGCAGGGCTGGCGACAGGGTAACGGTACGCTGTGGCAGCCCAACCAGCGGGTGATTGTCTTCGATCCGGTCTGTGGTTTCGACAATACCGAACTGCTTGTTTCGGAAGTCACGTTTACTCAGGACCAGAACGGCACCCTGACGGAAATCCGTGTCGGCCCGCCTGATGCTTATCTGCCTGAACCCGAAGATCCCGGCGCGCGGAAAAAGAAAAAAGCCAGAGTACAGGAGGACCCGTTCTGATGAGGGCGATTGAAGCCATGCAGCGACAACTCCTCGGCCTGATTGGGCGGGCCGTGGTGAAAAGCATCAGTGCCGCCACGAAATGTCAGACCGTGGATGTGTCCCTGATTGCCGGTGAACCCAAAGCCGGGGTTGAACATCTTGAACCCTACGGTTTTACCGCAAGGGCAAACAGCGGTGCGGAAGCGGTGGTGTTGTTTCCGGATGGCGACCGTTCTCATGCGGTGGTTGTTACGGTGTCGGACCGGCGCTACCGCCTGAAAGGGCTGCAGACGGGTGAGGTGGCTGTCTATGACGATCAGGGGCAGTCCGTGACGCTGACCCGGGAGGGGATCGTAGTGGACGGTGCAGGTAAAACGATCACGTTTCGCAATGCACCTGAAGCACGTTTTGAAATGGACCTTGAAGTGACCGGACAGGTGAAAGACCTGTGCGACTCCGGCGGCACCACCATGTCAGCGATGCGGCTTGCCTATAACGGGCATCGTCACAGAGAGAACGGTCAGGGCAGTAACACCGACAAACCTGATAAAGCGATGGAGGCATGA